GGGGGGGGGAAACAACCCAAAAAGAAAACAAACCAATCACTTATTTGCAGTGAAGTGGTCCCAAGTGTATGTGTGTACGTTTCTCTCTGAAAGCATGTTGATGAGATGTTTCAACTTCATCAGCACTTCTGGACGAGAAACTTCGTGTTTAGAGCACATTGCTCCTATTGCTGCACCAGGGTTGTACCATTTTTCAGGTTGTATTGGCCAATTGGATTTAGTTATCAGTTCTCTAACTTCTTCCAAATCACCTAACATCATACAGTAACTCATTGCTCTGGCTGTTAGATTTTCATCATTAGCTTCAGATACACCATTGGTAACTTCAAATCGCCTGGCTAATCTATAATAATCAGGTCCTAATTCAGCAGTGCCAAATTCAGTTACATATGCAATCATTTGCGTAAATGTCCCATATTCCTCATGTGAATAAGGGTGCATTAACATGTTATATTTGTTACTCGCTCTTTTCCTTATAGTTTCCAGATTCAAATACTCAGAGATGCCCATTAAGTTGTCATCTCCTAATAAGAACATTATTTTAATTTTTTCCCTGTTAGCATTTACTACTCTTGAATGCAAAACTAGATTAGTGATAAAATTGCCAAGCGCTGTGGTTGCCTGACCAGTCATTCGCATCCCATCACCTTCACCTCGATGATGAGTACCTCTGTATTTCCATTGACTATGGACATTTTTCCAAAGACTCAGGACATCAGGATCTAACCCTAGCAAGTCATATATGGCAAATTCCAATTTCAACAATTCATGATCAGTTTGTTTGTCTTGTTTTTCTAAATCACTTTCAAACCAGCGATTGATTCCATGTACTAATCTCAGTCTGGATGATAATTCTGATGGTGTTAATCCATCAGCATATATGATCTCTGCTCTCAAAGATTCTTTAATTCGTTTTTTTAGTTCAATGAAGCAATGACTGAACAGAGCACACAACCCTTTTTGTTGCCACACTATTATTCTAGCTTTTTGCTCACGAGGTGTATCTATTGGTATTTCTTTCAACAACGATTCCAGTTTAGTGTGCACTTTTAACCTATTCATTGGATGCACATGCAATCCTTCTGACAAAATTTCATCAACTTCAGTTTGGATTTTTCCAACTTGTGGTCTACCTTGCAGCCATTTTTGAACTTCGTTGGACGAATAAGTGATAGTTTTGAGCTTAAACCTTTTGCTTAATGTGGAAAAATCTTCCACAAAATAAGCTTTAATTACGGAATTAATTTCTTCTTGAACGTCCAAATCACTAGTTCTAAGTGTCACCACCGAAGCCAGTCTCATATTGCTAGCATTTAATTGGGAATAAACTGCTTTGGTCAATACGGGTCTGGAAAAGACCGGGTACTTGCAAAGAGTTGTTTTAGCCGAAGTTATTATCTTCCCAGGTACTTCATGACTCTTAACCCAACTAGAACCTGTTGGCATGTTAATGCTTAACCAATCAGAAAGATCAGAACCACACCAGAAATGCAATGTTTTAACGGTGATTATATCTTCCAATGCCATTAAATCAGCAGTCATAGATCCAACTTCCCCATCACATTCAATATATGGTAAAAAAACTTTGCCCATAGCGGTGGAATTAGCTTGTTCAGAAAAGATCTCATCATAATCGTGTAAAAACATGCCATTCCAAGCATTAATGTTTTTTGCCACTTCAAACTCATTAGTTAAATAACTGCACAATGTACTATACAATTCCTTATACGTCGTGTGGATAGTGTTCCTGTCCTTTAATGACAGCAAAGATTTAACATTTAATTCTGACAAACGCAAGTTTTTAATGGCGTCATCAACGATAATGATTTTGTAAGGGACGTTGGCCCATTCATTAGGTATACAAGAGGGATGCCACAAAAATAGTGCTTTGTCTTTCATTTTTTCATGCTGAGTCAACAGATTTTTTTTAATTGAAATGTTTCTTTGATCCCAAAAACTTTGAGTCAAGTTATTCATATTTAACAAATCTATTAATGGCATGACAGGAAGTATGACATCAGGGTCTATGAATCTGTCGTCCACTGCACAAATAGTTGATTTCCCAGACCCGGATGCCAGAATAAAAATATACCTAGGTTTGTTACGGCCATCATAACCTCTCACTTGTTGATCAATTTCACTGGCCCACCAGTGCCCCGCTCTATGGGTGATCTCCCTTCGATCAAACCATTCTTCTCTTAATTGGCCCCCTTGTGTATTTAGTTTTGAAAATTTCCCTAAACCATAAGCAGTGTATATGCACCCATTTCTTTCAATTATGTCCTTTTCAATTAACGTGTCTAAAGGAATCATTGGTTCAGTCACACCTAACTCACACATTAAATGACTTACTCCAGTCACGAATTGGTCCGTGACAGCATTTTTAAAGAAATCTTTGAATTTAGTGACTTCAATCAGCCCCTCTGTTAGGTTACATTTTGTGGCAGCACCAGATGAAGATAATATTTTATTGTATTTCTTTGATAAGTCAATCTCAGACAATATGTTTTGAATGTTCATATTTTTATTTTCTTTGCGCCACAACCAATATTCCATTCCATTGGGTAACATTACTTCACAACCCCCAATTTCTTTGAGAATCTTTTTCACATTATCATCACCCTGTTCAATTTCCATTCCGCAACAAATTTTCCCTTCTAAGTACATTACTCTAGTGTGATCCATTGATCCCATTTTTTCCAATATGTAATCAGGCACTTGTTCACCCAAGAAATGTAATTTGTTTTTATTGATTGAATTAAAAATCTCTTTATTGCTGTATTTATGGTGCACTCTGTCATCATAGTTCCACATGTAAATAGATGAATACAAATTAGAAGGTTTTGATGTAAGAATCTTGACTTCCAACCCAAAATCAATGGCTTTCCTCGCAGCAGAATTGTCAAATGCACAATTGACTGTTTCTCCTGCAATAAAGGTACTTCGTTCGCCAGGATTGAATGAATTAATAAATTTTGCGCTTAGTCTCATATGTATCCCACAACTACTCAAATTCCTTGTGTTACTTACCAATAATGTGCCTGAAAACAAAGGTACCGCTATGCAACCAACCCAACCCATATTAGTCAAAGTCATTACAGCCTCATATTTAGCCCAATTTGATATCAAATACCATCCTTGGTTGGTTCTGATGGGCTGTTCTATCAAGTAAGGCTGTAACATTCTTGATAAGACACTAGTAGGGTCCTTTTTGATTAAAGTAGCTCTGCAAGGTTTCCAATTGATTGCTTCATGCTCTTTCTGGGGTGGAGCTCCACCTAAAGCTCCAATAACATTTTTAATTAATGTTTGTTTTTCTATGTGTATATGGTCTTTGCAAACCCTATTGGTTGCAAATCCCGTGTAGATTGAAGGCTCGTTAGAGTATTTGCATTCAACGATACCAGGCCAACCAATATCTTTCATTGTTTGTAAATATTTGTGAATGGATTTAAATTCTTTCTCTTGGTTATTAATATTTCTACAATGGAAGTCGGCACCTTCCAATGAAAATTGTACATTGAAGGTTTTCCAACCTGGGTGGAATAATACAAGTGTAGCTAACAATTTGTCATCTAAATAGCAAATATTTGTTTGCTGCCTAAAGCAATACTCTATTAACCCTTGCAAACTGTGTAAATTTAGATTATGCTCCATCTTTGCGAATTCCAAACAATTATTTATACAACCATGCACACCCATAGGATCATTGATCACGGTTACTGCATTGATTATTTTTTTGTAAATCCCAGGTTCAATACTTAACCATTCTTTGGTGTCATTATCATCAAATCCTTTCGTCAACCCGTAACGGCCAAAACTTGTTATATCAGGCAATTCGTCACCAAAAAGGGGGGAGAAATCATCGGGTCGTTCAATGCTAAAGGCGGTTTCAGCTAGGTTCAATGTGTTGATCATCTTAAATCTACTCGCCATAAAAGGGAACGAGCTAATTCCCCCATGGTGGTGTTTTAAGGTGATTGTAACGTTCTTCCAATTAAATTTTAAAGCTTCAAAATTAATTTGCATGGTGGCAATAAGTTCAATCTTAGATCTGTGAGATATAATTCTCACTAAATCAGAAAAGTTGACACAATTTGATGTAATTTCC